CTCCAGCCGAATACGGTCCAGGCTTCCCCGTGAAACCAGTGCGCGACTCCAGGATGTACCCAAACTTGTGGTCGCCTGCGCTGCAGTTCCCGGCGCCAGTCTCGGTGATGACCGGGGCCGTCGTCATCGGGCCGGCGAAAGCCTTGTCAGCCGGCGCGCCGCCGATGAGCGCGTTGATGACGCGAGCCTGTGACGTGGCGATGCCACTGGTCTGCGTCACGCCAACGTAGAGCCTCGATCCGGCCTCGGCAGGAACGACGGAACGCCCAGCCTGCGAAAGCAGCGTGACGGTGCTTCCGTCGACGACATTCCGCATCTTCAGAGTCGCCTCGCTCTCGTAGTAGACGATGCGATTTACCTCCACCGCGTTGTCGTTGGTGATCCAGTGATAAAAGCTGGTAACCTTCCCGGCGGTGGCGAAGTCATGCGCGAATCCATCCCTCGACTTGACGCGGTTCAACTCGAAGCGCACGTTTTGCGCGAGAGAGCCCCGCTCCTTTGGAACCGGCCTGTTATCGAGGCGACTCCAAGGACCGCGGGGCCCCACAATACGCGACGTTTTGAACCCGTCAACCGCGACAGCCATTGGTTAGGTAGTGTACCCGCCAAGGTTGCGCAGGACGTAGGCTTCGGAGCCAGGCGTGGTGCTGGTGAACTGGATCGAAAACCGCTTCGACGTGTTCTGCGGAACAGTGACCGTGACGCTGCCGGCCACATTCGGGCCAAGCGAGCCACCGGTGCCAACGCTCATCGTGATCGTTTCGGCGGCGTCGGCGTCGTTCTGGATCGTGAACTGCATCTCGATCCGTGCCGTCAACTCGGCGCCAAGCTGACCGGCGATGTTGCGCAGATACGCCACGAGCAACGCGGCAGTCGGCAGGACATCCGTTCGGCCACTGCCATTCGGGTCGCGGCGGATGTACCCGCCGGCGATTTCGGCGGCCGTGTAGGTCACCGCGGCGGCCGTCGTCTTCACGGTGCTCGTGAGGTAGCCGATATTGGGTCCGACTTCGGCGTTCAGTCGGCCATTCTTATACAGTGTTTCGAGATTTTTCATGATTCCCCGCTCTTTCGAGATTTATTCAGTTGATACGCCGGGAGCCGGAGCTACCCCGGATGTCTACCAGACCTCGGCCCAAAACAAATCCCCGACTTGCGGGATGTAGCCAGGAGCCATCGTAATTGTCGCACCAGAAAGCGTGTACGCGGTACCGGACAGCAGTGTCACTCCATTCAGGTAAAGCGTCATATGGAGAGGCGCCGATGCCAATGTGAATGTGTCGTTCGTCCCGTCAATTGTTCCGGTCGGCACGACGGTATTTGGTGCCCCCACGGAGCCTCCTTCGGAAGTTATCAGCCCTGGAACAAATGGCAGCATTGCCAAGTTCTGAGCGTGATAAATCGGCATCTGTAATTGAGAGGACTGCTCACCGGTGACAGCCGCCTGAATGAGCCGGAAGATGAACCCGCCGTTGTTGTCCAGCCTATCGCCACGAGCCTGCCGGTCGTAGTCGCGGGCCAGGTCCTTGTTGCCAGCGGTGAAGCCGGCGATGGCCGCCACTCGGTAGGCCAGGAAATTCTTGCACCCGTCGATCCCGCATGAACCGGTCGTCGGCGCAGCACCGGAATCGTAGTACCGGATCCGGAGTTGGACAGCGCCAGTCGCACCGATGAAGTTCCAGGTGTCGTTCGACCACTCGTAATTGACTAATAGTTGAACGGCTTGGCGCTGGGGGAGAGCGGTGCAAGCAGTCACCAGGGTGTAAATCCCTGTGCTCCCATAAATCCGCTCCTCCATCGAGTAGAGCTCGCCGAAGTTCGACACCCCAATCGCTGCCGGGGTTAAAGAAGTGGTGTTGGCCGCCAACGGGTAGATGACCGTGCGGAGTTGCTTGGTGAGGTGGTTGCGGGCCATCTCCTCAGTCAACTCCTCGTACGCCATCTCAAACGACGGCTGCAGTACCGCCGCGGTGAACTTACGTGGAGTTCGTTCACCAAGGAGGCTCGCAGCCAGCGCTACCACTTCTTCTACGGTTGGGATCATGGATTAAGCCCGAACGGGAGTTTGCTTGGGCGCTACGGCCTTGCCAATGGCTGCCGGGTCAATACCCTCGATCTGGACATCCACCGGCTTCGAAGACGGCTTGAGAGCGGAAATCTGATGCTGCTGTGTCGCTGCCTCGACCAAGCGATTGGTCTTCGCGATCTGGGCGGCGTAGGCCTCGGCGTTGACGACCTCTTTGCACTCGGGACATTTGATGGCGTGCGACACGATGTACTTGCTGCAGTACGGGCATTCCATGCGCGCGTCCCGCTTGAGGTCATGATTCTGCCAGGACTCGCCGACAACTCGCAGGTACTCGGCCGCGCGGAAGTGGCGGGCGCCGATCGCGCCGGTCAACTGCTTGGCCTCCAAGTACCGCGCCTCGATGATGAGGTTCCGGCAGAGCTTATCCTGTTCGTCTTTGCACTCCTGGTACTGAGGATCTTCGAAGATCTGCTGTGCGGTCGGCGTTCCTTCCATCATGAAGACGCCGATACGACCATCGTTCCCGCAGGAGAAGCGCCGGTAGCTGGACACCAGATCCCGCGCCAACTCCTCAGCGGAAACCAGCATGTTCATGTACTGGTCGGCGCCGGCGTAGTCGCGTTGGGTGGCGTCGACAACCTGCAAAGTGGAGAATCCGCCGGGAGTGGCCGGCGGCACGGTGAACACCTTGACCGGCGATAACATTGGCCGACTCTCCTGGAGTTCAAGCGGAAAGATCGAAACGATCGTGAAAATCATAATGCTCCTATGGACGGAAGGCTGACGTGCCCTTTACCGCCGGGGTTATTTCCAAACGCGGGCGTCGAGTCGTCCACGAAATCATTGACCTTGTTCTGGAAGGAGTCGCGGACTTTCTTCCCTTCGGCGGCATCCTCCTCGCTGAAGTGTTTGAAGGCTGCCTCATATCCCTTGGACACGATCTTCAACGTCTCGCGGATGTTGTAGGCGGCGCGCAGGGACTCTTCTTCGCCCGGGAGGATGTCGACGCGCATGACGATGTTGTCCACCGGGACATACATGCCGTTCGCTGGCCACGGGAAGTCCGTACCAAACTGGCTAATCCACAGATCGCGCGTGGGCGTCATCAGGACGGCAATCGTCCAGCACACGCCATTGGCATGCGTCTCGGCGAACATGCGCCGCTTGTACTGACGGTGGGCCAGCCAAAGAGTTGACTCGCTGTCGAAGTGTTCTTTGTAACCGCGGCCGAATTCAATCGGCATCTCGTCGGTGCGCATCCACTGGTAACACAGGCGGCCGTCGCCAGTGACGCCGAACTCCGTGAAGTGCTTGCGGTTCAATTCGTGGATTTTTTTGCGCTGTTCTTCGTTCATGAGGTTGGTTGTGGGCGGCGGTATTTCTCCGCCGCCCGGGTTGGGTTAGTAGGACGGCAGCGTCAGCCCGCTGAGGTAGCCGGCGTTGCCGGGGTTCTCGCAGACGTAGTTTTCCAGCAGGTACAGCGCGAACCAGGTCGTCGCGGCCGGGGAGCCGTCCGAACCGTAGATCGTGAAGAACCGGTTGCCGTTCTGCTCGTAGTAGCCGAGATCCTTCACCTGGCAGCGAGTCCAATCGCTGAAGTTGATGAGATCCATGCGGTCGTTGTCCTGGTGGGGATCCACCATGCCGGGACGGCCGCAGTAGTCAAAGGTCGGGGAATCCGGTTCTTCGTTCAGATCCGTACCCAGACCCTTGCCGTTGCCGGTGAGATCGAAGCGGGACATGGTCAAAACCTGCGAGCGCAAGTTCGACTTCTGCTTTTCGGACGACACCCACATCATCCCCTTGACGATGCCCTTGCGCCGTTCGATGACCTGGTCGAGCAACTTCTGGCCGCTCATGAAGGTCGGGACGCCGGCCACCGGGACGGAGTTGGAAACGACTTCGTAGGTGGTCGCGGCCGAGACGCCGAGGCGGGAACCGGAGGTGCTGGAGTTGTTGAAATACTTCAACCCCTGCGGGCCGGTCGGGCTGGAGCCGGTCACGCCATCCCAGCAAAGGGTGTCGCCGCCGGCCGCCGAGGCGATCGTGGCGGAGAGGGTGACGGCTCGGTTGGCGTAATCGATCATATCGATCTGCACCGCGGTACCGGAGTTCAGCGCGGTGCCGCCGCTGTTGTACGGGATCACGTACTGGCCGAGGCGCAACTTGCGGCAGGCCGTCACGGTGTCCATGACGTACACGGTTTTGGACGAAACCGTGGACTGGGAAATCGACGTCGCGATGATCGCGGTGCCGTCCGAGTGGAACGCCTGGTCGACGAAGTTCGCCATTTCCGGGATCGCGCTCTTGATCGCCTTTTTGAAGGCGTTCAGCCTCGAGATCGAGGCGTCGGCGGTGGCGTCGATCATCAACTGCGGCAGTTCGTACGCGATACGGAAGCTGTAAAACGTCTGGGTGAAGACGTTGCCCTTGCTCGCCGTGCCGCGGCCAATGGCGCCGCCGTTGCTGTTAAAGGTACCGGTGCGACCACCGTTCTGAGTGAGGAATGGCGCACGGAAATCGCGTTCGCTGATGCGGTCCAGCTTGCCGTTCTTCTTCAGCTTGTTCACGAGAACCGGAGCCGTTCCGAAGAATTCCGGGAACGACTTCGAGATTACTTCGGACTGCGCGTACAGGGCATCTGTTGCCATGATTTATCTCCCGACGTGAGGTGGTCTACCCGAAAACGGCATCGACCTGTTCTTCCCACGTCCGCTGTCTCCCCTCGCCCTGCGGAACACGGCGCGGCGCTGGCGTGCCAGTACCGGGGGTGTTTTTCTGCTGCTGGGCCTCGGCGAGTTTGTTGTGCTTTGCGGCATTGGCCGTTTTCAGGCCGGCACTCTGGGCGCCGATGATCTTGGCCGCGTTCGCGGCGATGACCTGTCGTGCCCGGGCTTGATACCGCTGGACGATTTGCGTACGCAGAGACTCGCGCACCTCTTCGGATGCGGCGCGACTTGCGCGTGTATACAGATCGCGGGTGGCGGCAACCCATTTCTGGTCACCGTTCAACGCCTCGCGAATTTCGACGTTCAGGAGTCGGATGGTATTCGCCAACCGGTCCTTGCCCTCCGGGGAGGACTCAAAAGATTTGCGGAGTTCCGCTGGGATCGCCTCATTAACAGCCGAGTCAACGGACTGCTGAATTGAGGACTTGGTCCCCGTGTTCCAGCCTTCCCATGCAGCCTTCTGCTGCTGGCGCTGGTGCTGCGCGATGTTTTGCTCGCGCTGGCGAAGATCCTGCTCGCGGGAATCGACGGTCGGCTTGGTGCGCGTCCGCATGTCCTCGTCTTTGAGGAACGTGTTGTTCAGCTTGTAGTCTAGGTTCTGGGCCGTCTTGAGCAATTTAACGTCGCCGCTCTGGGCGGCCTCGTCGTACATCTGCTGGATGTGCTGGTTCAGAACGAAGTTGACCGTGCGCTGGTGGTTCTCCGGCGACACCTGCGCCATCGTGTTGAGGAACGCCTCGCCCATCGTTTCCAGCGGGTCGTGTGAAATTTCACCGCGGGAGATCGCTTCGGCGGCCGTGCGGAAGAGGTTGGCGAAGACGTAGCCCTGCTCTTTGACGTTCGGGCTGATCGCGTCCATGTTCTGCGCGGAAAGCCACTCGTGCGACGTCTGACGAGTCGACATCGCTTCCGGCGTCAACGGCTCCCCAAGAATCTCAGCCGCCGCTTGGGCGGTCTTGTAGCCAGCATAGATCGCCATGCCGCGAGGCTTCGAGTAAACGACTTCCTCTTTCCCGTTGCGGCCGACGCGCACGACGGCGTCTTCCGGGAGGTCATCGACCGTATCCTTCGGCGCATCATCGGCCGGAGGCGCTGCGGGGTCATCGGCGCCCGGCTCATCCACCACCGGTTCCGGAATCTCGTCAATCGGCTCATCTGCGACGGCAGGCTCGTCGACGGCGGTATCTTTCACTGGATCGGCGGCCGGAGCCGGCGTATCGCTCAACCTTTCGGTAGCGGCGGCGGTCGACGTAGAAACCGCAGCGGCATCGAAGGCCGCGTCTATCATCGAGTCAAGTCCACCATCAAGTTCTGGCATTCGGGAAATCCTTTCGCTGTTCAGCGATTGGTTTCAGTCTACACCTTTTCGAACATTAAATTTCAGGTGCCAGATATCTGAAATTTCAGATTTCAGTTGGCATCGCTCCAGGACCGAAATCATTGGGGCCTGGAGGTAGATCCGGCTCGCCCTGTGGAGGTGGCGCTGGGGCTTGCTCGCCACCTCCCTCTTCCGGCGGGAGCATGGGAGGCGCTGCCATCAAGTCCAACTGGCCGCCGAACAGTTTCACGTTCTCCAGGCCAACAGGGTTGGACTCGGCCATATCCTGCCCGACGTCTGACAAGACCCATGCACGGAAGACCTCGGACATGAACATCGCGTCTTTGAACTCGTACGGGTCTGGCATCTGCGACGGCATCCGCGTGGGCATGCCGGTCATCGGATCGAACTCGTCGATCGGTTGTTCCTGCAGGAGTAACTGGATCTGCGCGAGGCACTTCTTGAACTGGGCGGCGCCCGGGGTGTAGAAGCCCTCGACGCCGAAGATGCGCTGCATCTGCTCAATGTTCATCGGGTGGCTAAACCCGAGCACGTTGGCAAGGTCAGGATTCTCCTGCGAAATGCCAGTGATGCGCTCCTGTTTCTCGGCCACCGTCACCGGTGCCGATTCTTCCGACTGCAGATCCCATCCGTCCAACTGTAGATTGTCGACGACCATCCGGCGCGTCGGCGTCATCGGGTTATTGCTGGGAACGAAGATTTCCCCGCTCTTGTACCGCGCCATTTCCTTGATTCCGTTTTTCGTGGCGATACGCACGCAGGACTGGAGTTCATCGAATCCTGGCTGCAGTTGCGCGAGCGCCTGATTCTTCCGCTGGTTCTCGCCGCGGAATGTATTGGCCGGTGTCCCGCCGCCGTAGACTGCCGGCTGCATGCCGTCGATCTCCCGGCTCATGTTGCGCTGCCACTCAATGAACGGCATCATTTGGTCGCTCATCTTGGCAACTGGCAACTGGCCGTACAGGGAGCCGATTGACTGGCCGCCTTGGATCTTCACGCGCACGAGCTCTCCGACGAGCGATTCAGCTTCCTTGATGTGCTGCGGACTCAGGAGCGTCGAGTCGACCATCGTTTTCGGGATCATGCGCAGCAAGGTTTCCTTGCCGAGATTGACCGCGTCGTTCAAGTCGTCCTGGATGGGAATAATGCCCTGGCAGAGCGGCGGGTCACTGATGTATGGGCCCGTGCCGGTCTTGCAGATGGACAGGTAATCGTCCATGCACTTGTGCTCCATCCGGACCACTTTGCTCCCTACGATGGTCATGAGAACGCCTGTCGGGAACTGCTTTATCATCTCGTCGCGATCAGTTTTAGTGAGCGCGTGGTAAACATCCGGACGGACGTACTTCCGGCTCTCAAGGACGAGCCCTGAAGACTTGTCGAAGCACGGCACGCCGTTGGGAGACTCGACGGTTTCCTTCGCCAACTCGGCATCCATCGGAGTGCCGCGGCCCATGTCGGAGTCCTGCGTAAAATCATCCGGCAGGTTGTACAGGGACTTCAGCATCCATTGCGGCTTCATCAGGTCGATCGTGACGAACTGGCAATCCTCAAGGATCTTAGCGCCAAAGGTGTGCCCGACGTCGAAGGTGGTCAGAATCTCCAACTCCACCTCGCCTTTCGGATACTTCTGCTGGCCAGCTTCGTACGGAACCTCGACCGTGATCGCTGGCTGGTAGGACTCCGGCCGCACGCTCGCCCCACACTGGTCGCACTGAAGTTGGTTGGCGACCGCTCCGCAGACATAGCACATCATCCCGGCCGGCCGAATCTCCACCTCCCGCATCTCCATCACCGGAAGGCTTTCCTCCCCATACTTCAGCCCGTTGGCGTTGTACCGGGTATGCAGAAATACGGCCGACGTCGACCACTGGTAGAACGCGATCTCGCGTTGCCGGCGCCGAATATCCCAGAGGCGGTGCAAGTGCATCGTCGCAGTCTGCGCGTCATCGGCCATGCGGAGTTGATTCGAAGCCCACGGGTCGAGCGGGACCGCCTTGATGTTCGGCGCGCGCTGCCCGACGATCGCCACGTACTTAACGCCATCGGCGGAGACAATGTTGTAGGTCGACGAGAACGTACGCTTCTTGCCGTCCCGCTCCTCGACCTGAACCGGCTTCCAGTCGTAGGATCTGCCGTCCGACGCCATCTGCGGGAACAGGTATTGCTTCCCCTGCATGTACAGGAGATTCCGCTTCGCGAGGGATATCTGCGCCTGTCGGTTTGGCTCCGCTGGCAATTCCAGTTCCTTGTAGACGACTTCCTTCAGCTTCTCGCCGATCGATTCAATTACCGCCTTCTCGTCGATTTCAGTGGCGCCAGTTGGTCCCATTTCAATTTCCTTCCGCGGTCAGCCTTCGGACGCTGGCGATAAACTCGCTGTTCCGTTGTGCGCGTACCGATTGCAGGTTCACGTAATTCGATTCGATCTGGACCGGCGCCTCGGCGGCGGCCTTGTAGATTTCTGTGGGGATCGACGGCGCTCCCGGGAACGGCACGAACCCGTATCGCGTCTGCGTGTCGATATTGACGTGCATCTGGAATAGCGATCGCTCGTTCTCCTGCGCCGTCTCAAGCATTGACGCGAGGCGCGCGATCTCTCCGCGCTGGGCCATTACCTGCCCCTCGATCAGCCGGCGCGCTTCCCTGGACTCAGCCAGGTCGGCTTCAAGCTGGCGGAGCCGGCGGCCCTGAAAAATGCTGCCGACACGCATCCAAAAACTGTCTCCGCTCTCGGTCGGTTGGAGGACGGTCGAAATGGATTCCGATTCCGGTTTGCTCGCCGTCTTTGAAAACCCGAACAGCGTTCGGGCCCTCGTCGCGAAGTTCAAGAACGAAGTCCACATCACTCATCTTCTCCCGCCCCCATCATCTCGGCGCCCTCGTCTTCCATCTCGCCTTCGCTATCGGCCGCTTCGAACGCCGGGCACCCGCCGTCCATGTCGCATGGCGCGTTGAATTTCTTGCACATTGATTTTTCGCCGTCGAAATACTCGCAGGCGGCGCAATGTTCCCACGGCCCAACGTAGCCTGGGATCTGGCCACCACCGGCTGAACGCATCTCCCCGCCGGCCATCTCATCGCCGGGGCCCTCGATATCAAATGGCAGCCCGCTGGGCTTGCCTTTGGTCATGTTCATCAATTTGGCTGCCATCTTGTCCTCATTGCATCACGAGTGAAACTCGCGTGGATCACATTCTCGGAATTGTCTTTGTTGTACCGCGTGGCGGCTGCGATCGCCACCTGGATTTTCAAGTTGATATCGGCGTCTTTCCCGACTTGCCGGAGAACTTCTTTCGCGATGAACTCGCCCCGAGGGATGACGTTCTGCTGCTCTGATGCTCCCATAAGTCCATACGAGAGCGCATCCCAAGGGTCATCGCCGATTGTATCTCTGTCGGGGTCGCCGTGGAACTTCTTTACTTTTTCCAGGTCTTTCGGGTCAGGCCGGAGAAGTGGGATCGTCTGGATTAGGATACGGCAGCAATCGTGAATCTGCAGGCGCGGCAGCGGTATTTGCTCCTGCTGGTCCTCAAACTTCGCCATGTAGGAGAGGTACTTGAGGTTCCCTTGAGGCATTTCGAGGAGCTTGCGAGCATAGGCCATATCCGGCTCGACCTTCTCGACGATGTGGCGCCACTTCAAGAAGTCGCGAGCCACGTTGGCCTGGGCGACTCGATCGGAAGAAGACCGGCGGAGAACGATCTTCGCCTTGCTGTACTGGTCCCGGAACCGCTCCGCGAACATCTCGTTGGCGACGACGGCGTCCTCGCCGGCCTCTGCACTCAACCGTTCCTGCTCTGTCTTCGCCACGAGAAAGCAACTCCCTGGGCCAAGGATGCGGTCGATACCGGTGGCCAGTTGCTCCGCCACCGACTTCCCGCTGTTCTTCACGCTGAACTGCTCATGCGAGAAGTAGAGCGTAATCGACGGCTCCGACATCCCTTCCAGGTCTGGCATCGTGCGCCTGGCGAACTCCATCCCCAACTCTTCGGCGCCGACGCCGCGAACGACCATCTCCCGGTAGACGTGGGTTCGCCTGTCCAGCTCGTTTCCAAACCAATACGCCGCGGCATGGTGAGCGAAGCCCCAATCGAGAGAGGCCCACCGGTGGCACCACGGCGGAAGCGACCTGGCGGGGATCACGTGGTTCGCCCGCTCCGGCTCCCTGTCGCGCGGACCAGTCGGCCGGAACTCCGTGAACATCGTTCCTTCCTGGCAATCCCAGTCGCCGAGGAACCACGCCCGCCGCAGGGCCTCGTTCTCCATGCCAGCCAACTGGTGGAAGAACGACGGATCCCGCTCCATCATGATGAGGTTGTCGGTGATCCTGGCAGGGATGAACACCCGCACTTTTTTGTTCTTCCCTCGGAACGGCTGCTTCGCTGCCACCGGAATTCCATCAATGGTGACCTGTACGAAACGCTTCTTGATCCAGTAATTGCCCGGGCCATCCGGGTTCGTCGTCAGCAGAATGGCGGCGCGAATCCCGGGAACAGTGCTACGGTTCGAACCGAGGAGTTGTTCGTACATCACCTCTTTTTCGATCTGCGTGGCTTCTTCCAAGCCGATGAGGTGGTATTCGTGACCCTTGACGTCTTCGAGGGACCTCTCGTCCTTGAAGTGGTTCGTGTAGATGCGGGCGCCGGAGGGGAACACGAATTCCGTTGGCCGGCCCTCGCGCTTCGCCCCCATCTTCTCGTACAGCTGCCAAGCGCGATCGCAGAATTCCTTCAAAGACTCGGCCGTATTGCGAAGGATCAGCCCGCG